CGCAAGAAACAAGCTTAAACATCACATATTGGAAATTCATTGTTGTGGTGAAAATCTGTTTTCCAGAAGCAGCGATATAGACCTTGAGAAAACAGTACCACCTCTGGAAGAGTTCATACACGCAAAGCCGGAAAAATAAAATCACGAGGTAGTATCAGCTTATGAAAAAGATTCGTACATGGCAGCTCTGCCGCACGGGTACATTCGGGCAGGACGGAGCAAAGATTACAGAAAAAGACTTGAAGGACATTGTTGAGACCTTTACTCCGACACGTCCTATTTCAATCGGGCATGATTCGGCAAAGGGTGACAACTTTCCAAAGTTTGGCGATGTGCTTGCAATTGACGGTATTTATGATGATGCCAAACACAAGGGCGAAAAGGTTCTTGTCGGTATGGTCATGCTGCACCCGGAACTGGAAAAGCAGTTTTCAGACAAGGATGACGGCGACGGCTGCTACAAAGGCTGGAGCGTTACTATTCCAAAACGTGCAAGCGACGGAAAGCGTTATCTTCACAGTCTGGCAATCTGCGGTGCTACTCCGCCAAAGATTCCGGGCCTTGAGCAGCTCATGGTTAAAAGCTGCTATTCAGACGGCGATACGGTTGAGGTGTTTGACTTCAGCGACGCAATAGATTATCAGGAGGAAATTCCTATGACAGAAGAGGAAAAGAAAAAGATGGCTGACCTCGAAGCTAAAAACAAAAAGCTGAGGGAAGATGCCGAAAAAGCTTCTGCTTCCAAAAAAGATGAAGAGAACAAAAAAGAAAAGTTCTCTGATTCCAAAGAGTATACAGACATGCAGAAGAGAATCGAAGACCTTGAAGCTTCTCGCAAAGAAGCTGTTGTAAAAGGTGTTTGCGACAAGTTCGCTGATGTTCCAGCCGGCTTGAAAGATAACGTTCAGAAGGTTGCAGGTATTCTTGCTTCCAACACAGAATCTTTTGAGTTCAGCGATAAGGACGGAAACAAGAGCAACAAGACAGCTCTGGATCTGTTCAGCGACCTTCTTTCCGGGCTCATTGCTGCCCCTAAAAAAGAGGAAGTAACTTCTCGCCAGGTTAACACTGACGAGTTTAACGACAAGAAACCTGACGGCAAGGAAACCGACTGGGGTAAAGTTGCCGCCAAACTCTAAGGAGATGGAAAAATGGAAAAGGTTGAGGAATTCTTTGACCGCGGAGTGCTCCATTCGGGACACCCGCCAATCGTGGACTATGTGACTCTTGCAGCTTCGAGCAAGAATCTCAAAGCCGGTACAGTTTTAAAATCTGCAAGCGGCGGTCTCGCACCTGCTGGAGATTCGGACACACCTTGTGCAGTCCTTCTCGCAGATGTTCCAGCACACGCAAGTGAAGCCACAACAGGCGTTCCTGTAGTTGTGCATGGTATTGTTGTAAAGAGCCGTCTTCTGGACTTCTCATCATCAGCAGAAGCCGTAGCAAGCGAAACTCTTTCTGCAAAGCTTCCGGCAGCTGGCATCTACCTGGTACAGGGCGGATGGTCAGAATCAAATTTCAGATAGGAGATTGAAAAAATGGCATTGTACAAAAACGGTACCATCACTATCAAAGGTGAAGACATTGAGCGCGTACTGGCTGCAAAGCCGGAAAACACTTCCAACGCTCGTGCTTATTTTAAGCAGACAAAGCTCAAGAACTCTACCCATATTTCTGCGGCAGAGCTCAAAAAAGAATACGGCAACGTTCCTGTAATCGTTCGCGGCGATAACGGTGTTGTTCCAAAGCATGGCGTTGATGCAACAGACATCGTGCCTATGCCGATTGAAATTGACGACAAGATTTCTGCCGTTGATATGGACGAGCTCGAAAGAGCTACAGACATGGGTGTTAATCAGATTGTTGATGAATATCTTGACCAGCATGCAGACATGGTTCGCGAAACAACAAATGCTCTCTGCTGCCAGGCTCACCGTGGTAAGATTGACTACATGATGAAGAGCGGCGGAGAAACAATCCGCTACAAGGTTGATTATGGTGAAGTTTCCAAAATTGACTTTAATGAGAGCCTTGCAAGCCTTACACGCGGCCAGGCAATCGCCCTTCTTACAAAGCTTGCCCAGAAGTCTAAGAAAAACGGTGTTGGAGGCCCTGGTGAATTTGTTGCCGGTGCAAAGGTTTATGAGAAGTTCGTTGATTTGCTTACAAAGGCAGAACTCGACTCTCAGATTAAGGATGAATCGCTCAACATGGGTTCATTCAAGGTAATCATGGATAACGATTCTTACACAGACATCGTTAGCGGAAACAAGGTTACAAAGTCTCTCTGTGATGACTATGAAATTGTTTACCGTGCCCTCAACGCAGGACAGAAGCTCTGCTTCCTTCGCCTTGATGATGTTGTACAGCGCAGCGCTGTTCCTGTTTATTCTTTCACTGTCAAAGGTGATGACCAGAGAGGCACAAAGCTTTACACAAAGTCAAAGCCTTTCCCTCTTATCAATGCAAAAGGTATTGTCTGGGGTAAGTTCGCAGAAACCGCAAGCTACAAGCTCAAGTTTACTGCAGGAACAAACGGAGCTCTTACCGCAACTGTTGACGGTGAAGAAGTTTCAAGCGGCGACACAATCGAAGAAGGAAAGACTGTTGTATTCACAGCAGCTCCATCTAGCGGTTACGCTGTTAATGCCTGGTCTGGAAAGTCTAAAGACAGCCTTGTAGAATCTGGTACAAACGAGATGTCTCTCGAAGTTACTGGAGACGTACAGGTTTCTGTAAGCTTCAAGACAGCCGGCTGATGTTGAAAGTTTTAAGATTTTTATTTAAAAAACTTTTCATAGGGCATGGGAAACCGTGCCCTTTTTTTTATGCCTACACAAAAAGCCAGTCAGATTTTCTGTGTGATATTTTTATCTTGCACGGAGGTTTGATTATGCCGGAAGAAAACGAAAACCAGGCACAGCTCACAGTTGAGGACTTGAAAAAAGAGCTGCCGGATCAGGATTATGAAACTCTTACTCTTGGAGAAGATACGGTTGCGGTCCGCTGTCTTTTAAAGGCAAAGATTGCCGTTAAAGGAATGGTACAGAGTACAGGACACGTTTACAGCGAAGAAAATGAAGTTTGCTGTGAAGCAACTCTAAAATACGCACTCTACGAGATGTTCGCATTTGTAGGACAGGAAAATCGCGCCCGTGAAAAACTGGAGGACTGTCAGCTTCTGATTGAGACAAACTTTGGAAGCATTATAAAAAAAAGTGATGCAGAAGCTTCTTCTGGGCCTGCCGTAGGCTATATGAGTGCTGGGAGAAAAAGCCCTATGGAAAGACGGAGAAACTGATGGGAGTTCAGATAACAAGAAGCTTTGGTGAACTTTCAAAGCGGCTAAAAAAAGGCTGTCTGGAACCGACCATGCGCAAGGTGAGTAAGTATCTTGTTTCTTCTGCAGTCGGAAAAATCAACAAAAACATTCCGCCGGAAAATGCACCTCTTACTCAGGAAGTAAAACAGGGAAACAAAACGCTGCGTGATAACGGTCAGCTTATGGCAAGCATTGCCCCGCAAAATGGCAAGGACTGGGCAGCTGCTCAAACTAACCTCAAGTATGCAAAGATCCAGCAGGAAGGCGGAACAATCAACAGCAAGGGAAAAGGTTTGTGGCTTCCGGCAAGTGCAAAAACACGTACTCTTATGAGACGCTACAACGCACAGAAGCCTGGCGAGCTGATAGAAGCAATGAAGGGAGACGGCTATTCGTTTTTCCGCACGGGAAAAGTTTTCTGTACCAGGAAGAAAAACGACAAGCCCTTTGCACTTTTCATCATCAAGCAGAGTGTTACAATTCCTTCCCGCCCTTTTCTGCACATTGATGAAAAAGACGAAAAGCACATCACCAAAGAAATCAAAAAGGCAGTGCATGAGGCATTGCAAGGAGATAAGAATTGACAGTCGAAGAAGTTGTTGAATCACTCAAAGCCGAAATCAAAACACAGCTGAACTTTCCGGCATTCCTGCTTCCTCAGAAAGCCGGAAACAACACAGCGCACATAGACCTGCTTTACCAGGATATGGATCCAAACGGAGACGGAAACGAAAAGCTTTCTTTCCTGGCAGAATACCGAACAGCCGGAACTCACGCCAAGTGGCTTACCCAGACGGTGAAACTCAGACGCAAGCTCAACGCAATTGAAAACAACTTCATGCCTTTTGAAGCAGACGGCGTAAAGCTTCGTGCCTACTGGATTAGGAACGGAAACGCTCAATGGGTGTACCCTAGTGAAGAAGAAAGCTCTATGCCTGCGGAATATGTTATTCCTTACAGAATAGAGATTGATATACCTACAAGGTTAATAACGGAGGACTAAAATGAAACCGGGTGGAAAAGATGGAAAACTTTACAAAATTGCCGAAGGTGAAGCTGTAACTGGCGGAGCAAGCGTTACCCTTACTGCCAGCGGATTTTACAAAATCAAGAGCGTTGCAAGTTCAAGCAGCTCTCTTCCTACTCCAGATACAAGCAAGTCAGGATACAGGGCACTCAAGCCAGGCGATTATGTCTGGTTGTGGAAAGGTCAGGCTCTTGCAACTGGAGATGCAGTAATTCCGCTTACTCTGACACTCATCAGCTTTGTAACTGATGTTTCAAACAGCAGAAACGGAAACAAGACCGACATTACAACTCAGGAAAATGTTGAAGTCGGAATCCGCGAATACACCGTATCTCCTTTCTCAGAAGGAAGCGGAACAATCAACGGTATGGTTGACGTTGACTCAGAAGCTCAGAAAGAGCTCTTGAATCAGTTCAGCGCAATCACCGAAGAAGATGATGACGGACACATCACAGTTTACAAGGCAACACAGCGCAAGCAGGATTATATGCTCAGCCGCCGTGAAACCGAAACTGTTGGTGAAATTGCCATGTGGGAACATTTCCCTGTAACTGTAGATTCGCTCACAATGGACAAGCCTTTGGACGGAGCCCAGAACTTCAACTTCAACTATTCGCTCGACGGCGGAAACAATCCTGGCGTAATCTACTACAAGGTTAAAGAGGTGGCATAATGGTTCTGACAGAGCAGCCGAAATACTGGTTCTATCCTGATGTTAAAGACAACCTTTCGCAGAAGGAAGAAGAACAGCTTGCAGTTGAAATCATCCGGCCTACAGGGTTCCAGAGTAATGATTTTAAGAAGATTGTTACCCGTACAGAGTTCTATCCGGATGATCAGCCGTTTGATAAGGACGGTAACTACACCGCACCTAAGAAGTTCCGCAGCATAACAGTAGATACAAAGTTTGATTCTGCCTTAATTCTGCGCACGTGTGTTGGTGAAGTTCGAAATCTTTCTGTCAAAGATACTGACGGAAAGGAACGTAAAATCACCAGCGGTAAAGAGCTTGCAGAATGCCGTGCTTACGGCATCGGGGCAATCATCGATGCAATTGTTGTTGAAGTTTCCGGAGACAAGCTCACCGATTCAAAAAAAAAGAATATCGAATAGGACTGCAAATCCTGTTTTCGGGCTTCTGGCCGCCAGACTGGGAGCCCGAATATAACGAAAAGTATGAATGCCTTTTCTGGCCGGAAAACGAAACCGGCTACATGAGGCTCCAGCGCAAAGATTTTTCCAATTACATTACAGACGAACTCTCTCAGCTGATTCAGATGTGGCATAGAATCAGTGCCTACGGATGGCCGCAGGGCAAAGGCTATCTGGCAGAGCCTGAATTTGTTCGCTCCGTTGTAGAATTATTCGACAGGGAAAAAGCGGGTTATATAGCCTGGGAGAAAAAGAATAATGGCGGACATTAACGAAGAACTTCGCGTTCTGGTAACGGCAGAAGTAGACAAGGCAATTAAGAATCTCAAGAATGTTGACAGGCAGACAGGTGCAACCGAGAAAATGTTCAAGCAGCTCGGAGGTGCTATTGGAGCTGCTTTTTCTGTAAAAGCAATTATTGATTTTGGGAAAGCGTGTTCAGAACAATTCCGCGAAGATAACCAAGCAGCAGCTATTCTAAAAAGTACACTGGAAGCAACAGGTGCAACCGCCTGGACAACCTTTAAAGAACTGGAGGAAATGGCAAGCGGACTCCAGCAGAAAACAAACTTTGCAGCAAGCTCAATTGAATCAATGCAGTCTGTTCTTCTTGGTTTTAGAAACATAACTGGCGAAACATTCGAAGAAGCAACAAAAGCAATTCTCGACATGGCAACCGTTATGAAGATGGATTTGTCTTCTGCAGCCCAGAGTATCGGTAAAGCTTTGGATGATCCGATTCACGGAATGGACTCTCTCAAGAAACAGGGCTTTAACTTTACGGCTGCACAAAAACAGGTTATTCAATCTTTCCTTGATGCAGGTGATGCAGCCAGTGCTCAAAAAATTATTCTTGATGAATTGAACGGAACATTCGGTGGCGCGGCTGAAGCTGCAGCTGATTATTCAACAAAAATAAAAAACTCTTTTGGTGATTTACAATCTGGAATAGGTGAATTTCTAGCAGGCTTTGTAAACAATAAGATTGGAGAAGCAATAGTTAATGGACTTTCTTTTCTGGGAGAAGCCTTTGGCTCGTTTCATGATAATATAGCTTTTCTTAAAGCCATAAAATCAGAAGCTGCTTATAACCAATGGTATGCAACTCTTGTTCCAGAAAAACAAATAGAAGCGGCAACCTATAAAATCAATGAACTAAGTGCAGCTATTATTCAACTTAAAGATGACAGCTTGGGACCTTCGGCACGAGAAGAAATTATTAGTTCCCTAAATCTTCGTGATGAAGACTGGGACAGGATTATGGAAGGTGGAGAGGAAGCTCTTGAAGAAATCCTGAATCAACGTCTTGAGATGTGGCAGGATGAACTACAGATGCTCAAAGACATCGCCAAAACAGATCAGAACCTTCAGGAACAGGAAAATAAGCGCGCTGAGGCAGAAGCAACTATAAACGACCTCATGCTAGAAATCTCCAAGAACTATGAAAAGCTCGGTAAAGACGATCCAACTGTTCAACTGAAAAATTATCAGAAAGAACTGGATGAAATCAAAAAGAAACGTGTGGAACTGTCTAAAGAGGTTCTCGATTCAGACGGCAAAATCATAGATACATCAGAAGCTTTGGCACAGCTTGATTACATCGAAAAGAAAATCAATGAGAAAATTGCTAATCTTGAATTAAACGGAAAGAAATCCTGGAAGAACTGGCTAAGTGATATTCTTGGTGTAGACAAGAAACTGTTTAACACAGGAAAAGAAGCCGGCGAGCTTTATGTTAATGGTCTTGAACGTGCAGTGACCAATTCTGAAGGTTTAAGCAAAGCTCTTGGTGAAAAGCTTTTTTCCAGAACAGATATATATGACAGTCAGCTTGAAGAAATAAAGAGCAAGATTCAGGAAGCACTGACAATTGATCCGTCAAAAATTACAGAATCATTCAGCCTTGATGAACTGGCAAAAGAAAATACTGCGCTTGGAACGCTGGTAGCAAAATATAAGGAACTCAAAAAAGCAAGGGGAGAATCTGCAGCCGCTGATGAAATAAAGACTCTTGAAAAGACAATTGCAGACTGGGGTAAGAAAGAAGACGAGCTTTATATTGCTACACTCCGGGCAAACGGTGCTTCTGCAGAACAGATTCAAAAAGTAAAGGATCTCAAAAAAGAGATTAAAGAACTTTCGGTTGAAGATGAAATAAAAGATCTTGAAAAGGCAGTTGCAAGTCTTGGTGCAACAGAAACAGAACTTTATCTGACAAAGCTTTATGAAAACGGAGCAACTGCTGAGCAGATTCAAAAAGCAAGAGAATTACGAGAGATTCTTGATAACTATAAGGACGTCGACAGTTTTGATAACCTTGCTGAGAAGCTCGGTTATCTTGCAGAGCAAGGTCTTAATACACTTGATTTGTGGGATGAGAAAACAAACAAAGTTGTTGGCAGTATGGTCTCTTCTCTTGCTCAGCTCTCGTTTGATGCAACGCTTTCTGGTTTCAAAGAATTCGGTCAGGCACTTGGAGAAGGCGAAGATGCCGCAGATTCTATGCAGCGAGCTCTCGAATCAATGGCTTCTGAAATATTGAATCAGCTGCCACTTCTTTTCATGCAGGCAGGCTTGCAGCTCATAGCCCAGGGACAATGGCCTCTTGGACTTGGTCTTATGGCGGCAGGCCTGGGAGATGCTGTAATAGCCGGGTATGTAAACGGAAAAACTCAAAGCACAAAATCAAACGCTCTTGGCGGTGTATACGGTGATGATTCTTATAGTGCCTTTGCGAAAGGCGGAACCTTCACCAATCAGATTGTAGCAAAACCAACATATTTCCGTTTTGCCAAAGGTTCCGGTTTTGGAACCGGGCTTATGGGAGAAGCAGGTCCAGAAGCTATAATGCCGCTTACCCGCGGTGCCGACGGTTCACTTGGCGTTTCTGCATCCGGTATTGGTGGCGGCGACGTTCAGGTAAATATTCCTGTTACTGTTTATTCCGATGAGCCTGTAGAAGTTCACGATACCGAAGATGAGAACGGACAACGCAAGATTGAGATTCTCGTAGGTTCTATGATAAATCAGCACATAGCAGGCGGAAAAGCTGACCGTGCTTTAAAAGGTCGTTACGGTTTAAGACCTCAAGGAGTATAACATGACAAATATAACATGGCCACAAACACTTCCACGGGTAATGAGACTTGAAGGTCTTGGTGCCAAAAAGAAAACAAATGTAATCCGAACCCAAATGGATGCAGGACCTCAAAAGACACGCAGACGATATACTGTTTCTACAAAAGAATTTACAGGGAGCGTAGTTCTTACGGAAGCACAGCGAGAGTATCTTGAAGACTGGTATGACAACGTTCTTGGTAGTGGAGTTCTTCGCTTTGTAATGAAGGATCCTCAGACCCTGCAGCCTGCAGAATTCCGTTTCCTTGAAGAATATGACGAAGAAGCCAGCGATGGTCTTTGGATAATAACAATGAAACTGGAGAAGATGAATGCCTAATACTCAGCTTACAACAAACGCAAAAAAAGCGATGACAGCCCCGGAAACAGACGAAGTTCTTCTGAACCTTCTGACTGTAAGTTATGACGGAGAACCAATTCTTCGTGTTGTAGACAATACACAGGAAATTACCTCAAACGGTCAGACCTACACTCCATGTGGTTTTACAGTTCAGCTGCCGGATCAATCTGGAGACGGAAACAAGAGCTGCCGTCTGATGATTGATAATACGGACATTGCAATATATCGTGCCATTAAATCTGCAGTAATTCAGAGCCGAAACGAAAACAAAGAAATCTCTTGTACAGCTGCTGTAATAATGGCAAGTGAACCTGACAACTACATTGAAGGTCCTCTGAATTTCATTCTTCGTAACATCAACGCTGATGTAAATGCAATAAGCGGAGAACTGTTTGATTCTTATATGCATGACAGAAAGTTTACAGCCATGACTTATAATCCTAACGATTTTCCGGGGCTGTTCTTTTAAGGAGCGTGCAATGTATGAATGGTGTTCGAAATATGTCGGTATTCCGTTTGTATCCGGCGGTCGTGACAAAAGCGGCTGTGACTGTTACGGACTAGTGCGGCTCATCTTGCACAATGAATACAATACAGAGCTTCCTCTGCTAATCGGCGACTACACAAACGCACTGTGTATCCAGGAAACAAAAGAGCTTTTTACACAAAACATTCCAATTCTTTGCACCGACAAAATAGAACAGCCAGAAGAAAAAGCTGTGGCTTTGATGAAAATGAGAGGCAGGCTTTGTCACGTAGGCTTATATGCTGGAGACGGTTATATAATCCATTCAAGGCACAACTTGGGCGCAGTATGCGAACGTCTTTCGAGTCCGCAGCTTGCCGGATGTGTCGAGGGGTGGTACCGTGTCGATTCAAGTTACAGCATGTCTTAATCCGTTTTCTGGGGAAAGAAAAGAATTCTCGTTTGAACAGGGAATAACAATCAATGAAATTATAAGAAATCTTGATGCACTAAATGCCGTAAACACAGGCTGGCGTGTGATGATTGATGACGAAATTATCACAGATTTTGAACGTGTGCCAGAAGAAGGACAACGGGTATATATCAAACTTGTACCGGAAGGAGATAATAATAAAGACTCTGGTGCTGGAATGAAAATTGCTGGCGGTCTCCTTACTGTTGTAGGTGCAATTCTTGCTTTTACTCCTGCTTCTGCCCTTGGTTTTTGTCTTATAGGTTGCGGTGTAGGAATGTTTGCCGGTGGTGTTGTCCTTTACAATACCGATATACCATCTTTGAGCGACCGTGAAAAACCGGAACAAGACCCTTCTATCCGTGGTAGCCGAAACCAGATGAGACCATACGGTAAGGTTCCGGTGCTCCTGGGAAAAAGACGTATTTATGCAGATGCCTGTGCAAATCCTTACACCTGGGTAGATTCAGAAGGTGCTATATGGCTTCATCAGCTTTTCTGTGTTGCTCAAAAAGATATCCAGATAGACACTTCTACGCTTAAAATTGACGAAACATTGCTTAAAGATTATTCAGCTACAGGAGATATTTCCAGGGTTCTGGATCAGTCAGATCCGGATCCTCTCATTCAGATGAAAATTTCTTATGGAGACAGCACACCACCTCTTTATGATAAATGCGTTCACGAAATTCAGCTTAATACTGTTCTTAAACATCAGACAGAAGATGAACAGGATGGAAGCGTAATAAGAACAACTCCAGCAAAAACAACAAAAATTAATGTAGATGTTTTCTTCTACAACGGTCTTGGAAAATATAATGATGAGGGAAATGTTGTAAGTACAAGCGTAGAGCTCAAAGCTGAATATAAAAAGTCAACAGATCCTGATTCTGCTTATCAGCTACTTGGATATTTTTCCGAAGAAAGCAATACAATTTCTGGAAGCGAGCTTAAAACCAAACGTTATGCCATTACAAAAGACAATCTTACAGCAGATTCTTATACAGTAAAAATCTCACGTGTTACGGCAGACAGTACCGATACCAAAATAATTGATACCGTGTATGTCGGTTCAATCCGTGCTGCAAACAATAACACTCCAGTGCGTTCTGCTCGCTGCCAGCAGGTTACTTTGATTGGACTTAAAATCAAGGCAAGCGAAAAACTCAATAACATTGTAGAGCAGCTTAATTTCGTGGCTCAATCAAAAATGCCTGTATACAACTCGCAATTACACCAATGGACAAATGCATTAACGAGCAATCCTGCTTCTGCTGCTATGTATGCAATGCAGGGCGAAGTTGCACAACAGAGGCTTTCAAACTCCGATATAGACCTTGATAGTTTTGCAGCTCTTTATACCTGGTGTTCAAATCACGATTATGAATGCAATGCATATATCACCGACGACATGACCATAAATGACTTGCTTTCAAGCATTGCCTCAACCTGTCGTGCAGAAATTCTTCGCATGAACGGGAAAATTACAGTTATTCAGGATATTGCTAAAGACTCTTTTGTTCAGCTTTTTACTCCCCGAAATTCTCACGATTACAAAGAAACAATGGCTTTGGCAGATATCCCTGATGTATTGAAAATGGGAATAGTTGACAAAACAAACGGTTATGCCGAAAACGAAGTTCCCGTATATAACACTCCGTCCGGAAATCCTGTTTCTGGTGTTGAGCCTCAGACTTCGCAGAGCGTTTCTTTGTGGGGCGTTACCGACAGTGTACAGGCCCGCAAGCTTGCTATGTACAACTACGCAGTAAGCAAACATCGTTTTACTGTCGTTAAGTTTTCATGTGATTTTGAATATCTTATGTGCCGTAAAGGTGATTGGATTAAGTATGCAGGAGACATAGCACTGGCAGGATTAAAGCAGGGACGTATTGAAGCTGTAGATGGACAGACACTTTTTCTTGATGAACAGGTAACAATGGAAAGCGGAAGTTCCTATGCAGTAAGAATCCGTAAATCAGACGGAACTGCAGCTTTGTGTAATGTTCAGACTGTTGCAGGTACATCAAAAGAAATTACAATTTCGGGGCAAATTCCTTCTGGTGTTGAAGGCTGCCTTTTTGCCTTTGGCATAACCGGAAACGAAACCATAGATCTTATCGTAACTGACATACAGTGCGGTGAAAATCTTTCTGCAGATTTGACTTGTGTAGAATACGCCCCGGAAATTTTTGGAGTTGATGATCCAGACTTTGTGTTGCCTGATTTTGAAAATAAACTTTCGGAAGTTAACGGAGTAATTGATGCTGGAGAAGTCAGCAATTGGAAGACCTGGACAACATACAGTGACAGTGATTCAAAACCGGCAAAGCCAAATGGGAATGGAAGTAATAATGGCTGGCATTATTCACAGACAGAAGCTTCTAAATGGATTTCAACTAAAACTGCTAAAAACATAAATTCCGGAGTGTGGTCTGAACCTATACCAACAGGACAAAAAGTAATGAGTTTGTTGGAGCTTGCAGATACCATTGAAGAACCTGATAATATCAATCAACTTTCCGTTGTAGCAGAGCGTGATGGTATAACTTTAAGCTGGAATCCTCCTGCTAATGATGGACTAAAAAACTCAATTAAGCTGTACATAATTGAAATTTCAAAAAATTCTGGAAACTCTTGGGAATCACTTGCAATAGCATCGTCCTGCTCATATATATATAATTTTATCAGAACAGGAGAAGGTTCAATCGGCTATCCTGAAGCAAATGAGTTTGCGAGCTGGCGGTTTCGAGTTCGTGCTGAAAACATCTACGGCAAAGCTTCTGTAAATTGGAAATACAACTCCGTAGACACCACATCATACGGCACCTGGCAATTAACCCCTCCCCTTATTGAGACAGATATTACAGACCGTAGAATTGTAATAAAGATGGAGCAGCCGGCTCGTTCTGACAGCAAAACACAGTATGGTACTACAGGTTACAGAATAAGAATTAAGAGAAATGCATTTGAGTATAACGGCGAAGAAATAGCAGGTGACATACAATGGCAATGTCCTGCAACCTCAGCCAACCCTTACCCTGCAAAATCATCAACAGGAGAGGTTATCTACAATGAGGACAACTACAAGGATGTAAAGTCAGCGGTTAAGTATATTGAGCAGTACGGCCACACCTACATACAGACCTGTCCTTTATATGGACAGGGAAGAAAAGGTGACGGCGAGGGAGCGGTAGATACGCCTTACATCTTTGACATACAGGCCTTTAATGAAGCTGGAAGCTCAAGCTGGCTTTCAGAAAATGGGGATGAAATTTATGTTTCTGCACTGTGTACAGCCTTAAGGGATGTAGTAATTGCAAGGCAGGATTTTAAACAGCTGTATGTAGGTGAGCTTTCAGCTATTACCGCAAATCTTGGAGAAATCTCCGATGGTTCTTTAACTGGTTCGGATTTAAATTTTTGGAACTTATCAACAAAGCAGAATGCAAGACAGGCTAAAGACTATCAGGGAGCTTTCCGTGTCGGCGGTGAGGACCAGTATTTTGAAGTTCTGCCGATTGTAGATATTAGCAACGGAACTATTACAGGCTATAAGGTCACCCTTAAAGCTGGAAATATCGAACTTACAGGAGAGAGCTCAACTTCCGGCGGTTCTAGCACTCTTGGTACTTATATTTACGACTCTAATAATTCAGACAGGCGAATGGAGCTAACGCCGTATGGCATAAGCATTCAAAGACGGGAAAATGATACCTGGAAAGAACAAGGAAAATGTATCGTTGACAACAATAACAACTTAATTTTTACGAATGCGTATAATAATATACCATCTGTTGCAACCTTTGTTCCTAATAAAAGTACAACCGCAGAAATATTCCACCTTAATACTGACACCGCAGGTGAGAGCGACACAGAGACTATAGATGCAGGTCTCACCTTTGAAGGCACGATTAACACGGAAGCTTCGACTGTTCTTAATGATGATACAGGCATCTTTGAGGGCACTATCACAAAGGACTGGGGCGATGAAGATTACACTTCAAGCGGTAAAGACCTAGTGTTCTTGACTAAGGCGAATAAGCTCGTTATCAATAATGACCTTGTTTCAACTTCAGACGGAACTGTTGAGACTGATGTGAACGACTGGAAACAAAAGGCTGCCTCTGATGGAAACTGGGGATTAGCCATAATCAGTAAATTATTCAAATGGGAGTAAAACGATGGTAGAAGTAGCATTTAGCGATTTAGAAGTATATCTGAAAGGATTGCCCGAAAACACTCCAGAAAACCCATACAATTTGTGTGTTACAGAAATTACTCTGTATGACATAAACTACGAATCGGAATTTTCATTGCGTCAAGTTTTATATCGTTCAGAACGATATGTGTCACTGTCTTTTAATCTTGCATCCGCCCTACAACAAGATTACTCCATGAACTACGCCTTTAATAACTTACCATACTTGTGTAGTATTAACCTTTCAGCTTTTACAGTTCCCAGTCAAGACTGGAGACAATGTTTTCAATTGTGCAGTAATCTTAAGGCAGTTTATTCGGCTGACTGCATGAGAAGAATTGAAATCGGCTCTGCTTACTCAGAAAGAGTATTTTCGTATAGTGGTGTAAAACTAATACAAGTAAATGAAGAGGAAAGTTTTTATTTTTTTACTGATAAAAGCATGCAAGAATGGCTATTTGAAGACACCGAGTTTCCAGTACCATCAGACTTAGTAATAGAATTCCAAAATTGGGATTATAAAGACGGAGTATTTACAGTTCCGTTTTCTAAACTTAATGATTTTTTAAGTTATGTTCCCGAAAATTCACCATCGACAGCATATAAAGTAAATATAACCGAGCTGACAGCGTATGATTGCAGAGGATGGAGCACTCCGTTCTCTGGTACTCTTCAGTATGTGTTACAACAGAACAGCAAAAAGTATGTGGATTTATCAGAAACGCAATTTCCCGCAGAACTTACAGATGGTGAGTGTATGTTCTTTGAGTGTACAAATTTGACTAAAGTTAAATTATCCGGTTTACCAGCTCTATGGAGAGGAAGTCGGATGTTTGGGCTCTGTAATAACTTAACCACAGTAGAGTTGTCTGAATTACCAGCTTTCACCGATGGGGCCGGTATGTTTATAACCTGTACCAGCCTAACTGAGGTTAAGATGTCTGGGTTACCCGCATTAACCGACGGTGGTGGAATGTTCCAGGAGTGTTCTAGTTTAACCGAAATAGATTGTTCAGCTTTAACTGGTTTAATTGATGGCAGCCAGTTATTCGAAAACTGTACTAACCTAGCATCAGTTAATATATCTGGATTAACGGCTGTAACTAACGCCTCTTATATGTTCTCTGGTTGTAAAAACTTAACATCAGTTGATTTAACTGGATTAACGGCTATAACTAATGCCTCTTGTATGTTCCAAAATTGTATAGCACTTGAACGGGTTGAAAACTGGGGATTTTCCCAAAATTGTAATTTTAGGAGTATTTTTGGATACTGTGTATCCCTTAGTGAGATTATCCTTAAATCCAATCTTGCAGAATCAAAGTGGCGTGCCGTGAAGCTTCATGCAGATAGTGCTTCTGCAATTACAGTTGATGTTTATGCAGCCATCACTTCTGACGGAGCAATCGGCACTAAACTTGCAGATACAGTGAATGTACCTTTATCTACTTCAGCAGAAACAAGGCTTCCGATTGCTACAGATGAAATACTTTACGAGGCAGCAGGCAATATTACCGACAAAGACATTGCTTCATTCTTGGAAAAAAAATATCCCTGGTGCCTAACAAGCAGTAAAAATATTCCGTCTGACAAAGAAAACTTCGTACTCTGGAAATCAGAAGAAAGTCAGTTCATTTCAAATCTGCCTGTAAAAGCAAAAGAGCTTGAAACCAGCAGAAAGATAAACGGCACTGATTTTAACGGTTCTGAAGACATTACTACAAGTAAATGGGGAACTGAACGCGCTATTGCCATTGCAAGCAGTGACGGAACTGGACCCGGAACGGCTGCTACTGTAGATGGAAGTAATGATGTAACGCTCAAGCTTCCGTCAACAATCAGAGCCAACTTAAACGGAAATGCCACAACAGCAACAACTGCAAGCCGCATACCTATTGGACACTCGTCAGCTACATATAACGATGGTGAAATCTGGCTTGTATAGGAGTAAATTATGGCTTATGATCCGAACCATTACCTTGCGGTAAGAAAAAACAATGCAACATTTAAATGCCAGTTATTCACAGCCTCGTCTGATAGTCCTGCAAGTTCTTTGGCCGTAAGGGTTGCCGGCCTGACAAGGTTTGTGGCAAAAGGGAGAACGATGTATGGAAACATTGCCGGGTATTACAGGAAAAATAATACCACTTACAGCTTTGGAGCCTGTTCTCCCGTTATAAGTGTGAATATTTCGATTCAAAAAAGTACACCTACAAGTGGCGTTACAGCGTATTCCATAATGCTTGAAAAAATTGCCGTAGAGGTAGCCTGCCCGTTTGATATAACAATAAGGTTACGGCGTATAAATAATTTAGGTTATTATACCTCTCATACCCTTAAAGCAAATGATGTAGAAGATAAGGGTACACCTCTCATAAATCTTTCAGATACAAATGTATCCAAGTTCAATGTTTATATTTACGCAACAATTAACGGAGCCGTCAGAACCCTAGTTAATACGAATTTTTCAACAGGTTCCAGTCGTTATTCCATACCAATCACAACGATACCATTATATATATGAGGTTATAATGAAGCTTTCTATCTGCATTTTGTTTTGTGATAAAGACTACATTTTCATTCCAGAACTGCTTGATTTAATTGAGGATAATATACTCATTGAACACGAAGTAGTTTTAATAGACAACAGGGAGAAGTATACAAACCTATGGATTGATACAAAAGGCTGGCCTGTTACATCGTTCTGTTATAATGCCTATCAGGTACAGGGAAGAAAGCTTGCCATACAGAAGGCTGAGGGTGAATATATCTGGTTTGTAGATGCAGATGATGAGGTTTGCACAGTAACAGAGGAGGTTCAGGAATTACTTGAACAGGATTATGATATGCTTGTTTTTAATTCCATAAGAGATTATGACGGATACAATCCGACTTTTATCAAAGATGAGCTAAAGACAAACCTTATTGATCAAGACATCTTTAACGCAATAGGCAATATGCTTTGGAATAAAATAATAAAGAAATCAGTATTAGAAAAGGTGGAAGAGCTTATACCAGAAGATGTAAAGGCAATAGCGAGCGAAGACGCAATGCTTGTTCTTGGCTGCTTGAAGTTTGCAAAAAAATTATATGAATCTACAATTC